TCACCGGGTTGTAACGTCACTTTGTATATTTTCATTTTGCTATGGTCCATCTTGAAAAAGTCCTCCTTCGCAAAATTGGATTTACCTACAGCGAATACACTGTTTTTATGAATATCGGGATTGTCGTAATTATCAAATATGTACACCGTTTTCGAACCATATAGTTGGTTGAGTATGAAATCGGAGTTTACGTGCAAATGTAACCCACTCGAATGACCGTTTCCTAGATACAACATCAAGGCTTCAACCTTCCTGTCACTTGTGTTCGGGTTACGTAACGTCTCAAGTAGACTTTTGGATACTCGTTGTTCAAAAAGATCGACTTCTGCACAGTAGATGGAAGGTGGTCGTTTCTTTTTCCAGTGTGCGATGAGATTTGGAATGGACATCGTCCCCATAATAGCTGTGGTTGTGTCCGTTTCGGGTGTATCATATAGTTCAGCGGGGAGTTCCATGTGACCGAACATTTTAATAACATTTTCAAATGACAACTTCCGTGCTTTGGGTTGGTATAACCCGCGTATGACAATTGGGTGTGTGATTTCTCGGGTGATAATCTGTTTTTCTTCTGGTGTCATCTGACTGTATACATATGTGGGAAGATCCATCTATAATCAGATGATATTAAAGTTTCGGGGTATAAATGATCAATCATTTTGAAGCAAAGGAAACGTATGCGAAAAGATACAAAACTAGGTAGTGTATGGATACTTTCGGACCCATAAGTTACATATCCACTTTTCACCAGACTTTACAGGATTCCCACCGTGTAAAGCCTTGGACGTTTCCATCTCGTAGTTGTCGAGTGTGTCGAAAAAGAGGGCGTCACCCGCCTTGAGTTTGTACGCTTTGTTCAGATTTGGGAATACAGTCTCACCACCTTCGTAGTCATCGTTGAGAGCCAAAATGAACGTGTACATTCTTGGATTCTTGTCCCCCTCGATCACATCTTGATGAGGTTCGTAAAATCCACCCGGTTTGTATCGAAGAACTTGAAGTCTTTCACAGTTTACGATTGGGCGGTCCGTATTTTTGAGACACCGCTTTATGATAGCATCCACTACAGGATCACCCCGACCAAGCCACGCTGTTTCACTCTTGCGCATCTTTTCATCTATGCGACGTTCCTCTGAAACCAAAGATGGTTCGAGATTCTTCTCACATTTCTGAATGATGTGTCGCCGCTCTTCGGGTGTTATAAAATCGTGGTAGACTCGGGGTTTTGGATACATGGGTAACAAGTACACGACAATCAAAATCAGAAATAATATGAGTATCATCTTAGAATACTCACACATAAATATTTCTGGGGAGTCGACAATTGTATCGTTTTCGAATCGATTCAAAAATATCATTTCCATAGTCTACGATTTTCTGTAAAAGATCTACGATTTCGTCATGTCGTCCAGGGTCTATCACGTACTGTCTCAACAAGTCCCCACCCGTGTTGGCCATCATTTCGAAAATGTTCGATAGATCCCTGGATTTATCCGTATATTTTTCCTGTCGCTGTAAAAAATGTTTGAAATCCTGTTCTGTAATATCATTCAACATATAAGCAATTCGCATCTGTGTATTATCAAATGGTCGTAGATCCAAATACATGTTTTCACGTTCTACTTGATGCACGACCATCGCGTATTGGAGTATTTCATTCGTGGCACCAATTTCTCGAAGTTCTCTGAATGAAGGTACACCACCACATGGGATGTCTCCATGCTCCCGAGACATCATCGTTTTCTTCTTAAACTCTATGAAATGTGGGTTGTGTATCCGACCAGTTTCAATTTCACCAGTGCGCCAATTGAATGCGGTGTGACACGAAATGCACCACATCTGTGCACAACCACTCGTCTTGTGAATGACCGTCCCACACTTTGGACAAGACTTACTATCTCTGTTTAAAAGTTTCATAGTCTTGACAGTCTCGGGGTCACATTCGTGTTCGGGTGTCAGTGGTTCGTTACAGTCCTTACAATATGAATGTTCGCACAATCCACAATACCATTCCTCATTGAGAAAGCCCTTACATTCTTCAACTGGGCACTGACGCACGAAACGCCTCGGTTCGTTATCAAGGGTTGATCCGTTCATTCGAAGCTGCTCGAGATGTCTATATGTGTTTTCCATATCTCGATAAAGAACATGAATATCATTCGGTAAAGGTTGCTCGTATTCGAACGTACCGTATCGATGATGGAGTTCAATCAGTTCTTCCTTTTGCTTTCGAATGATACGACGAAGTCTTCGCATCTGTATGATACGTTCAACTTCTGGTTGCGTCTCAGGTATGAGTGCCTTTTCTCTCTCAAATAAAACATTCTCACGGTGTCTTCTCAAATCAGTATTCCTAAAATACTTGGTACAGAACGAATCCACAAACTCACGATTCCACAAAGTCTTACAACCCATACAATGTGGATCTTGGAAAGATTCTAAAATGTATCTCTGGGAACAGGATCTACAACTCGTTAAATCACAAAAAGGACACTTAACTTTTTTGTGATTTATCTTGTTCAACTTTTCACAGCAGACATCACAATTTTCCATTAGGTTATAGGCACATTATTTCTTTAATTATTGAAAACCTACAAATTGGCTAATCATCTCACGGGCATCGTCTCTCTCATAGATAGTCTGTGCAAAAAAGAGGGTCATGTCCGCCTGTCCATATGACAAGTATGTACCCCGATACTTCTCATAAATGGCTGCGACATTCTCTAAATTTTGGTCACACCAGTCCTCTACATCCTCCTTGGACATATCTCGGTGGAGACCCTGTTCAATAAAGTCGGCGACTTCGTCACTGAGGGGCATATCTGTCACCACGGTACAATCGTCGTCGATGTTCATTGTTTTTTCTTAGATTTTCGCTTCTTGGGTTCCGACTTAGCTTCTCTTTCTCTCAAAAGTCGCCTCTTTTCGGCGAGTCTGTCGTTGAACTTTTTATTCTCCGCAGCTTTCGCCTTCATCTTTTCAGTCTCGGTGAGCATCTTCTTCGCGGAAATGGCAGCTCTCTCAGCCGCAGCGCGCGTGGCCTTCTTCACTTCCAGCTTTCGTACTCGCTCAGCTTCCGCATCAGCCCTTTTCTTACGTTCATCTTCCTTCTTCTTATTCTCCTCAGCCTTCTTGCGGGCATCTTCCCTGATCGCACTCGTCTCAATTTCCTTGACACGTTCCTTTGTGCTAGCACCACTAATTTGCCCCTTGAACCTGGTCTTCTCAGCTAAACTGAGCTTCTTCAGGCGGTTCACTGCGCTTATGGCACTCTGACGATTGAATATCTTGATCGCATTTGCAACCTTCTTGACATTCTCTTGCTTAGCAGGTGCGAGGTTTCTCGCCATTTTGACACGCTCGGAGCCAGAAGCGCGGGAGAGTGCGGTCTTTTTCGCAGCCAATTTTACCGCATTGACGACACGCCGTTCCTTGTTTTTCTGAACAAGAGCTCTGAACGAAGGTTTAACGTTAAAGAGTGGGTTGTTAGTCATTTTCGGTTCAGGAACAAATGTCTCAGCCACGGGTGCCTTGTTCAACAGAGCTCGTCGAGCCTGGTTACGACCCTTCTTCCCACGGAATCCAGCTTGAATTTTCGTAGCAGCTGCGTTTTTCCTTTTCAAATTACTGATCGCACCAGCGACGAGCGCCTTGGAGGCATTCGCGATGTTCTTGTTCTCTTTTGCCTGAATCTTACCGATCGCACCGGCGACTAAGGACTTTGAAGCATTCGCGATGTTCTTATTTTGACTCGTCTTCACGGCTTCGCGAACCCTGTTAATAGTAGTGTCAGCGTTCCGAATCACCTTTTCGAGAGCCTTTCTGTCGGGAAGGTTTTTCACTCGGTTGATCAAAGCTAAGCGCTCATCGAGTTCTTTCACGAGGGGTTGTGTGTTTTGCATGCCGCGACCACGCACCAGGAACTTCTCACGAGACTTACCAGCGATACCAAACCCGACGAGTTTGCGAGTCCTTTCGAGAACGTTTTTGTTCACGTCGCGTGCATCCTTACCCCGGGTGAGATTCTTCACCCCACCACCAGCGTTGAACAATCTCGAAGCTTCCATCGCCTCGTTTTCATTCTCATTCTTTACAGGCTTCTTATCGAGCTTTCGAACCAGAGCGTTTCTCCTAGCTTTCATGGTGATGTTCTCCTTGAGTTCTTTGAATGTCTTCTGACCCTTTTCAAATGCGTTTATGTATTCATTCGATTGTTTCTTGTTTGTTTTCGTAGATTTCAGTAATTTTTTGAGTGCTTCTCGATTCTTCCCCGACTTTTCCGCCTTTTCCGCCTCGACGACTGCGACCATTTTCCTGACATTGTTGGCAATCCGATTATACTCTTCCGCAGTTCTAAATGGATTTCCGGCACGACCCTTAAACTTTGTGATTCGTTTATTGGTATGTTTGGAAATTTCATTAAGCA